GGCCACAAGCACAACCTACAGGTGAAAGTTTTAATCAGGATGACCCAAACAATTCCGCATTTCCTATCTTTGTAATTGCAGGGGATACTACAGTTAATGGAGAACAGTTTGTTTTATTAGAAGGTGTAAGTGGGCAAGGTGATTTATTTGTTCCAAAAGCTAGAGCTAAATCAATATTAAAAATTAATGATGGTACTATAAATCAAAACAAGTTTAATAATAGTGCAGGATTTATTTACAATCAAGATACTGCAGATGACGTAGACTTAGATTCAAAAGAAGTACAAGAAGCTAGCGCATTAAATAAAAAAGAATTAAAACGAAGAGGATGGGTAGATAAAGATACAGATAAAAACTTTGATGAAAACTTTTCTGAACAAAAAGAACAATACATAAATGATACTGTAAATGATATAACAGCTCAAAGAGAACAGCAAAATATAATTAGACAAGAATATAGTTTATGGCAACAAAATAAAAATCCTAGACAAGAACGATTCCAAATGTTCTACGAAGATGATAACTACAAAGATGGTAAAGAACTTACAGTAGAAGAAGCATTAGAGAATGAAGGTGAAGTTGATGGTGCGTATTCACAATTTAATGACGTTGATAACGCAGATTTAAGATCTGCTGTAGAACAAAGAGCTTGGCCTCAAGAAAGATATAGACAAATACAATCATTAGCACAAGATAATACAAACTATATATCTGATAGTGAATATGATAAGTTAAATGAATTAGGATTTAGAGGCCCGTTTGGTCAGCAATATATTGAAGATTTAAAAAACAATACAAAAATAGTTGGTAGAAGTGCTAAGACTGAAGGTAGAAAAAGATTAGACAAAATATTAAATGATAATATTAGATTTGAAGATGAAACAAAAGGTACAAGAGAACGTACTGAAAAAGTAAAAACTGGTTCTACCATAGTTGAACCACTAACTGCAGCTGAAAGAGTATCTGAATTAGGTGAAGGCATTTATGATAAACCAGTTGGAGAAAGAATAAGAAGATTAAGAGAGTTATTACATCTATTAGATAACAGAGGTTGGAAGTGGATTACTGCTGAAGAAAAAACTTTAAAGACACAATTAAAAAGACAAAAGCGTGCAGAGTTATTTAATAATAATTTTAGAAAAGCCGACGCTATACAAAAACAAATTGACAGAATTGATAGACGATCTCATATTATTATGGATAGAGGCAGAATTATTGGAGCATATAGCCCCGCTTCTAGATCAGCGTCAGAAAAAGAAATAGCTAAATTAAAACAAGGCCCACAGACAGAAGCAGTTACTGAACAAATTGTTATGTATGAAACTCATATTAATAACATCGATAAAGCTAGAATAGAATTTAATGAAACACTTGCTACGTTTAATGAAGAGCCAACTATATCTACCGAGTGGAATAGTATTACAACAAGAGATCCAAGACTAGGAAGAATAGCAAAGAAAGCTAGAAACTTTTCTTTTGAACAAGAAAATAGTTATCAACGTAAGTATGAACTATGGGCAAAAAATTATAACCAACCTAGAATAACAAATGACTTTGCTGACAATGCCCCTAAAGTTTATCAAGTTTTAAAAGACATCATAAATAAAATGAATCTAGACATACGTGTAGATTTAAAACCATTCTTAGAATCAGATGGTGTTGCACTTGCTGGTAAATATATACTAGGGTCACGTGGTGTAGAAGTAGCATACAATGCAATACCAGAACTTAGACCTAACTTAAACAGAACTGACTCACTTAACTATGTATTACATCATGAGGTAATGCACTTACTTAGAAATGAAGGATTCTTTACAAGAAATGAATGGTATGATTTAACAAGAGCAGCTGAAAATAGATGGATAAAACAATATAAAATAAAAGAAAGACATCCTGAATTAAGTTATAATGAACAAGTAGAAGAAGCTATATCTGACGCATTTGCTGACTACATGACAGGTAGATACCAAACTGGGAGTTTTATAGCTAGAGCATTTAATAGATTAAAACAATATTTAATTGCATTAGGTAATGCATTGACAGGAAACAGATTTGATACATCAGCTGCAATATTTAACGCAATTGATCTTGGTTTGGTAGGCGCTCGTTATGACAGTATGCAACGTGAATCAGAAATATATTTAACAGGTGACAATGCAAAGGATATAATAGTTACAAACAAATGGAGTGGTGAGGAAATTTCTGGGTTCTCCCCGCGTACTCGTGCATTATTTACACAACAACCTACAATAACAAACACAGCACAGTTCTTTAAATGGTTCAACAGTGGTGGCAGACTAAGTCAAGTAGTAGATGACAAGGGTGCCCCCTTGATTGTAATGCATGCGACATTAGATACTAGACAAATGACAGAGAGAACGCCGTTCGAAGTATTTGATATGGAAAGAACAAATGATTTTGGTTTTCACTTTACACCAGACCAATCAGTAATAGATACACTAGTTAAGAATAAGGGGGCACAACTATCTGACTACTATGTATTCAGAGGTTTTGCTAATATAAAAAATCCTTTACGTTTACCTGACTTTGGTACATGGGATCCTGCTACAGTATTAGGTTATCTACGTAGAAAAAATATCATTACAGAAAATGAATTTAATAAAGCTATGGATAGAATAGAAAAGTTTGAAACTGAAAATGAATCACAAGTAGAACAGTTAAGGCAGATGGGTTTATACACTGGCCTTGATGAAAGCTTCCAAGAAATAAAAGAACTTATACAAAAGAAAGGTTATGATGGTGTAGTATACTTAAACGAAGGAGAATACAAACACAAGTCTATACGTAGAAAAGCTGTAGCTTACGCAGCAGCACAAGCGACAGGTGTTATTGACCCGACAGTTAAAGAACCTACTGTGGAAGAAATCATGTTAATGATTGAAGAACCACCTACTGATTCATACATTATATTTAAACCACAACAATTTAAATCTGTATTTAATGACGGTGCATATGGTATACGTCAACCTAACATGATGGCGGCAAATCAATATCAACCTGTGCCAGGTGAAAAACCTATGGATGAATATATTCCTATGAACAGACAGCAGAAGAGAGCACTCAATGCTAAAATGGGTAAAGCTATGGAGGAAAATAAAAAAACTTATAGTAAAGATAATACCACTATGGATATGCCTAAGATGAGTTTGATGCATCGTATCGCTGGCTTTGTTAGAACATGGGCTAAAGATAATCCGCTGTTTGAAAGAGTATGGCGTAGTATTGAGAATATGAATACTAAAGCTAAACAAATACAGAACACTTATCAAAATATTTTATTTAGATATAGTAAGATGATAGAAGATCCTGCTATGCGTGAAGCATTATATAGAGCACAAGTTATATCACAATACTACCCTAACAGAACATTTAGACCTGACCAAGATGGTAGAATTATATTTAGAATGCCAATGGATTTTGATTCAAGAAATAGTCCTACAGGTTTGCCAATGACAGCTGGTGAGTTAATTATATTAGAAGGAGATTTAGCACAAGCATATGTTGAGTATCAAGTAGCAGAAACATTTTTAGCTAAAGAACAAATAAAAGGAATGATAGCTGGTGGTTATTTGGAACAACTTAAAAGTGCAGTAGAAACATTAAAGTTTCATGAAGGTAAAGCTTTATCTAGTGTATACATGCCTGACTTGTCAAATTTAAATACTGATGAAGAGTTAGAAAATATAACGTATCAACAAATGACTGGCATTATTAGTGCACTTAGAAGAATCTTAGAGAATAGAGATGCAGAGTTTGTAGATAGATCTGCTTTAACTCCTAGTGCTATAAAAGAAATACAAAGTATATTAGGTGTTGACCCTATAGCTGAGCAACCAAAAGCCACAGCAGACCTAGGGTTAATTAAACTACATAGTCAGATGACAAAGTTTGAAGAGTTTAAACAAAGTGACTATGCACCTTTATCTAGATTTGGTGATTATGTAGTAACTATAGTTAATAATAATGAACCTCAATACTTAGACGCAACGGCAACAGAGCAAGGGGCTATGAAAGTTAAAGGTAAGTTTGTTAAATTAAATCCTGCTTACTTAATTAGACGTGAACATTTTGAAACTAAGAAAGAAGCAGACGCTGCAAGAATTAAATTTATTAGTGATTGGAGAGAAGACACTGGCGTAGAAGTTAGAAACGTACAAGAAATAAGTCAACTTAATATTAAAGAGAAGTTAGAAAAAGGTTCTATTGATATGCTAGATGTTGCTCAATACTTAAGTAATCCTAAACAAGAAGTGTTTGCAGAACTAGAAGGGGAACTTAGAGAATTAATTAAAAACAATAAAAATATAATTGGCTTTGATCAATTCATGCAACCACGTCAAAGAGTAGGTGGTGTACCAGGATACAATCCTGATTTTGGTAGAGCTGCAAGTCAGTTTGGTTTTTTAGGTTCTAGATATGCGGCGCGTAGTAGGTTTATGAATGAAGCAGATGAGAGAAAGAAAGTATTAGAAGATGCTATTGCTACTGACCCAATTAAATACAAACAATTAAAAATTGGTTTTGATAAGTGGTGGAACTATAGCCAAGACCCATATCAAGAGTTTGCACAACTAAGACGACTAGGATTTTGGTGGTATCTTGGGGGCAACTTATCATCTGCATTCTTGCAGATAATGTCTAACGTACAATTTACAGGACCTATGCTTTCACAGATGGGGGGAAGTATAAGAGCTACAAAAGAATTAGGTATTGCATTTAAAGAAGCAACAGCTATGTTTTCTTACACTAACAATCAACACGGCGATGTATTTATAGATTGGACTAAAGTCCCTGAAGATGTTAAAGCTGCAATAGAAGAAGACATGCCTAATTATATTAGACAAGGTCAAGCACTGCAAGAAACAGGACAAGTACCCGGACGTTCAGGATTTGATAGAGACACAGCATTCCGTAACTTTGAAACACAAGTAATTGGCGGGCCATTCAATACAATGGAAGCAATCTCTCGTTTAACTGCATACATAGCAGCTTATAGAATGGGACAAGATCCTAAAGTTGTAGAAGAATTTTATAAAATATATAACGGCGATAACCTAGTACAAGGTATGATTAATGACAATGGTGGCATCATTAGCCCTCAAATAATTGCACGAACTATGATTGATGATACGTTTGGTGTGTATGGTAAACTAAATAGACCACAAATTATGCGTGGTGCTTTTGCTGTGCCTGCATTATTCCAAACTTATATTGGACAGATGTTTGCATTAATGTTTAGATTATTAACAGGTGGTAAAACTCCTGGTTCTAAAACTGCAGGAAGAAAAGTATTTGCTAGAATGATGGTTATGTTAGGTCTAACAGGCGGTCTCTTTGGATTACCAGGATCTGATGATGCAGAAGAGTTAGCTAACTGGCTGATTGAAAAGGCACCTATCGTAGGAACGGGACTTAAGACAGACATGAGAGCGGCTATGAGGGAAATGTTGTATGAAGCAGGCTTTGGGCCAGGATTAATTAATGCTATGGAGAACGGTGTAATAGAAGCTGGATTAAATATAGATGTACAAAGAAGATTGTCACTTGGTAATGTACCAGGATCACAACAAATAAGAGCAATTGCGGCACTGCTAGGACTAACGCCTGGCGGAAATGCGGCAGATTTTGCGGGGGCACCTGGTTCTGTATTTATTACATCAATAAGAGAAGGTGCACAAGCTATGAGAGAAGGCGAAGGATTATTAGATGTAGCATTTAGATCATCACCTTTATTTATACGTAACATGTACAAAGCATATGATCAAAGTTTGGGTAAAGGATTTACTGAAACTAATTATGGTAGTGTACTAAGCACTGATGCTAGTGCTATGGAAACTATATTACAGAGTATAGGTTTTGGTTCTGCTAGAAATAAAAGAGCGAGAGAAGCATTATATCAAGAAAGAAAAAATGCTACAAGAAATCAAAGTAAAAGACAAAAAGTTAATGCGCAAATTACAAATGCATACAGAGATATATTCGTAGGTAATCAAATAGGTAATAGTAAAATGGTTTTAAAAGGCCAACAAGAATTAAATGATATAACCAGAGAGTTATTCAAATGGAATAACAAGCAAGACATATCTGATATGATATTCCCTGACTTAAACGCACTAATGCAACAAGCATTAGAAGCTACCTATAGTGATGTAAGATTAACTAAAGATCCACTTAACATTGGTAAGAACATTAAGCAAAGAAAAGCTTTAGGTCTAGAATAATTATCTTTTAACTAAGCTACCACCAAAGTAAAGTCCCACAATTGCACTCATTAAGTGTGTATCTAGTGGTGTAATTACTACACCAAAGAACTCTTTATCCATAACGATTTCTTTTTTCTCTACTAAGAATAAAAATCCTCTGCTAAATTCAGTCCACGTTAACCACACACTAGTATCAAAAAATACTGGTACAATCTTAGGCCATACAATGATAGCACCTACAGCAGATAGGGCAATGATTCTTCTGGTAAAAGTAAAACCTTTATCTGTAAACGCACGAGCTTTATCAATATGTTTCATTTGATTATCAGCTCTAGCTAATAACATTTTTTGTTCGTCTTGTTTTGCTTTAATACTTTGTGACCAGATTGACATAAACCCACCTAATAAAGATGAGCCTAACATCGTAATCATTTCTACTGGTAATCCACCTAACATGTTATCTCCTAAATGTAAAGGCTCCCGAAGGAGCCTTAATTAATTGGTTACGCCGAAGGCGCTCCACCTGTTGTCATATTATAGATTACGATAAGTACAACTGCACAAATGATACCAGCTTTAATCCAGTCTTTCATTCCCCAGTCATTCCATTCTTTAATCCATGACCAACAATCTTTTATAAGTTTCATATTTACTCCTTATGTTTCAAACGTTGTAATCATTTTAGCTGTTGCAAAAGCCGCCCCTAAATCAGAGTCATTCTCTATTAACGTTTGTAAATCTGTAATAGATTTACCTGCTAAAACTTCCGACGCCGTTTTGTCTCCTTCAGCATACTGTGCAAATACTTCATTAAACTTTGGTCCGAATAATGCTGATGAATTATTCAGTAATGATTTCGCCGTTGAAGGCTCGACTTGCCAGTAAGATCTTGCAGGACCTTCGTCCTCTTGTACTTTAGTTGTATAGTTGCTTTCAATAGCACCTATCTTTGTCATGTTTTCTTTAATTGTTTCTGAATCAAAGCCCATATCACCATCAAATATAAAGGCTGATTTATTTATAGAATCTACAGCTTCTGTTGGTACTGTAAAGTCAGATTGTAAAACTTCAAAAGCTCTTTTTCTTTTATCATCATCTGCTTTGCCGTGATAGTTATCACCCCACTGATTAGCAAAGTTCATATCAGCACTGCCAGATATACCAGCCATGTTACTGACTGCTTCAGTAATACTACCCCATAAATCTGTAATACCTCTAGCCATTGTGTTCACAGCTGCAACATTCACATTGACCGCCACAACAAGCACCGCTATTGCTACAGTGACATTCATGTCCACACTTTATACATTCAGGCATTAAAACCTATTCCTCTTTTCATATCTTCAAATCCTTCTATTGGGTATGATTCTGTTTCAAAACAAAAAGAATCAAAATGTGCATCATAATCTCCTTGACTATCAGCGTATGATCTAAATTGTTCTACATACATTTCAGTGTATTGGTAACACGTTTCCATGTCAGGATATAAATATCCTTGATACTTTACTGATGGCCAATGTGGCATTGATGTAATTATTATAGCAAATGCTACTTTTATCATGTTCTTTTTTTTCTAAGTTTAGATAAAGTTTGTGCAAATCTAGCCTTCTGTCCTAGCTTACCAGGTTTCTTTGCTGCCGCATCAAGCTTAGCTTTAGGTATAGTCTTACCTTCTTTAATGCCAAGAGCTTTTCTAAGTGATCCTGGTTTTTTAATAGCTTTCTTTATGTTAAGCTTTTTCTTTGCCATCGTTATCTTCTTTCGGCTCTTCTACTTTGACAGCATCTCCGCCAATTTTTACTATGCCTAATTCAAAGTCAACACCTTGTGGCATAGGGTTTTTAATTTCATTATCCATATGTACTCCTAAGTAATCCTTTAGTATAACATAAAAAGGGGGCACATGCAAGACCTAACTTCGCCATGATACCCACGATTCCTTTGGTTTTTTAATTTCTTTTTCAACACTTTGTACAGGTACTTGAAATGTAATACCATATACAGGGTGTGTAAACCACAATGCTTGTTGCGGTCTTTCGTATGCAAATCTACCCGACATAGCGTACTCATCATATCCTTTTATTGATCCATTAACAATGGCATCTTTCAATGATATGTATTGGTGGAAGTGACCCATGATTACATAGTCCACAGGTTTCTTTAAGTTAGCGTATTCGGACTTGACTTTCTGCACGCCTCGTGCTATAGGCCCAAGCATTCCTACTATACCAGTACCACCTTTAACTCCTAGTCTGTCACCATGTGTCAACAGATAACTAATACCATATACTTTATAATATGCGTCATATGTATTTGGTATTAAGAAGTTAACTCGTTTATCTTTAGAGAAATATTTTTCTAACATGTTATACAGTAACCAGTCAAAGCTACTTTCAACAGCTTGCTTATGTCTGTATTGTTTATACATGCGACTGTGATTACCTATTACACATGGTACAAATACATTACCAAATGTGTCAGCTAGTTTAGTAATACCAGAAGCTAACATATCTAATAGTTCAAGTACATGTTCTATACTTGTTCCATCATTTGTTTCTATTAACTCATCATGAATACTACCACTAATCATATCCCCACCAAGAGGTAATATAATACCAGGATACTTAGCATTGACCATGTGATTGGTACATAAGTCAATAGCAGAGTTGATTGTAAACTCTACTCTCTTCTTTCCTATATCTCTATTGTATTGATTTAAATTATCTACGTTTGTTTTACTTACTACTTCTCCCCAATGAAAGTCAGATAAGAATAACGTAGGTATTCCTGGTGCACCTTTAGCAGGTGTAGATTTATGCAACCACTTAGGTGGCTTGGCATTGTATTCTCCTAGCTGAAACACATGCTTACGTATAGCATCTGCCGTTATGTTTTCTCTAGCTAGTTCTTCTACTTGTTGTTTGAGTTCTTTTATCTGTAACTCATACGTAAGTTTCTGTTCTGTCAAAGCCGCTTCAGTATCTGCAGCTTTAACTGTAGGTTTAATATTATTTAGTTTAGCTTTTTCTAATCGACTATTAAGTGTGGGTCTTGGTAACTTCAAAGCACGAGCTGCTTCAGATATGTTTCCCTTTGCTAGTACTAAAGCATTAACCGCTTCTTGTAGTATGTCCTTCATTATTATTCTCCTGTTTTATTATAAACTTGTCAAACCATTTTTCAAGTTCAAGATACCCACCTATTTTCTCACCATTTAAAATTATTTGTGGGAATGTTTTTGCATTTGGAAACTTTTTAAAAAAGTCCTCTCTCGTATAATCAGTATCTAACATATAAATCTTTGGGTTGTATGAAACTAGACGCAACTTAGCCATATCACAGTAAGGGCAGTTAGGTTTAGAATATATCTCTGCTTCTAATCTCATAAGTCCTGTCCTTTCCAAACCTGTGCTAAACCTCTCCAGTAATCTTTATCTTTAAGTTTAAGATTCTTCCACAGTGGTTGGAGTCTTACTGTACTAGGTTTATTTGTTCTGTATAAATAATGTGCTAGCCCATCATACTTAGTTTTATTTGGGTAGTCTGGATGTTTATGCAGTCTCATCTATTACCCTCCCAAAGCCATCAATAATTTTACCAATTAAATTTGGATTACCTGATGCTGTGACTCTTCGTCCGCCTATTCTAGTACCATCTGGTAAATCATTATACAACCACGTATCATTTTTAATTTTGTAATTAATATTAGTTATCATGGATTTCGCGTCTAGGTATTCTCGATGAGCACCATGCTTATCTGTTTCCCCACGTGACCTATACCTACGCCACGCCGCGTTTTGTTTAACCTTATATTCTTGTAGATATTTTTTTAGTTCTGCTTCTGAGAACGTGTTGATAGGTTTCATTTATCTCCCTCTATAAAAGCCAAAGGCTGAACAACTGCTTATCAGTCACTCAGCCTTATGTGCCCCCTTAAAACTATGTCTAGTTTCAATTATAATAATAGCACGATTTGATGCTGGTGTCAATACTTTTTTTAAATTAAAATGCATCGTCCCAAGTACCAGTAAGTGCGCCTTTTGCGTACTCCGTGCTACGATTCTCAAAGAAATTGGTGTGTTCCACACCTCCAACAATCCAGTCTACCCACTCAAGTGGGTTATCTTTGACTCCATAGTTGGGCTTTAATCCTAGCTGTAACAATCTTCTGTCCGCTATATGTCTTATGTATTGCTTGACTTCTTCTGGAGTCAACCCTTCTACAGGACCCATAGCAAAAGCTAGATCGATAAACTTATCCTCTAGTTCTACCATGTCTCTACATATATCATATAAAGTCTTCTTAAAATTGTCATGCCAAACGTGAGGCATTTCATCTAGTACTGCATGCACTAGCTTAATCATATTCTCTACATGATGCGACTCATCACGAATAGACCATGCGACAATTTGTCCCATGCCTTTCATCTTGCCAAACCTTTGAAAGTTTAGCAGCATTACAAAGCTAGCAAACAACTGAAGCCCTTCACCAAAAGCTGAGAACACAGCCATGTCTCTGACAATCTTCTCCTCTTCTGTGCCCCCTTTGTTTTTCCACAAGTACTCATGCTTATCATTCATAGCTGTGATTTCTTGGAACGCTTTATAATCTCCATCATCCATACCTATTGTATCATTTAATAATGAATACGAGTGAGCATGGTTTGCTTCGCTAGTTGCAATAGCTGATAACATCATACGAATCTCTGGTTGTTTAAACATAGGCATGTATACATCCATGTATGCTTGCGCTATATCCACATCCCCTTGTGTAAAGAATGTTAGTATTTGTTTTACCAAATTCTTTTCACCATCATTCATTCTGTTGTTCCAATCGTTTACATCTTCATGAAGGGGCACTTCGCTTGGTAGCCAGTGCATCTTCTGTTGTAAATCGTAAGCTTCAAAAGCCCACGGATATTTAAATGGTTTATAATAATCTCTTGAATTAAATACACTCATTGGATACCCGCCGCTTGTAATAATAATCCACCTGTAACCGTAACTACATAAGCCATGATTACAATTTCTAATCCTATTACCATATATACTCCTCTCTTAAAATTGATTGCCCTATTATAAAAGGTATAGCGGGCACTAAACTATTACCTAGTCCTTTAAGTCTGTCCACCCTTTTGGGTACCCCATTAGCCACTCGACCCACGTCGGGTTCAAACTCCCACCAGCCGTCCCAGCTAATCGTCCTTTCTGTCTCATCTTTTCGTAGTTGCTGTTTGGACCTGCGTCCTTCCAATCTCTTGCTGTTGGAGTCGGACATAGTCTCGGCTCCCTCACTTGATCCTGAAGACGTATCTGTATTGGTTGACCACTCGGTCGTTTTAGATGACCCTCGTCCAAAGCTTTCTGTATTCCAGGTAGATTGCTCCCCCCAGCCAGGTTGTCTGGTGTTCTCCACATTTTCATTACTATTGGATCTACTTGTTCCCGTAGATTCGCTGGTTTGGTTCGGCCTTTCCTTGTTGTCGTTGCTTGTTTCCTCAATGCTTCTGGACTTCTCTGTGGTAGATGATCCATTGTGTTGGGAGTTGCCCACAATCCAGACTCTTTCTCTTTTATGGGTGGCACCGACGCTAGAAGCTGAAATACTAAACGCCCTCGCGGCGTAACCTTCACTCTCCAAGTCCTCAAGTACGGTGTCGAGACCGAGTTTAATGTGTCCACTAACGTTTTCTCCAATGACCCAAGTGGGCCTACATTCGTGGATAAGTCTAAACATTTCTGGCCAGAGGTGTCTTTTATCTTTTTCACCTCTTTGTCTACCTGCGACGGAGAAAGGTTGGCAAGGATAGCCGCCCGTAATGATGTCGATTTCTCCGATCCCGTCTTCTTGTAATCTCTCATAAGTTAACTCCTTTATATCTTTATATTGTTTAACATCAGGCCAATGTTGTTTCAAAACTTTACGTGGAAATTTTTCTATGTCACAGAAAGCTACTGTTTCAAATCCACCAGTGGCTTCAAGACCTAGACTAAAACCACCAAGACCACTAAATAAATCTAAATGTTTTAAGCTTGGCACATCACGCATGATTCCTCCTCTTGACTATCTTGTCTAACTTTTCTCTCTACTTTATTAGCTATGTTCTCTGCTCTTTTAATAGCTTCACTTCTACAATAGTATAAAGTTTTTAATCCATTTTCCCACGCACGTTTATGTATGTTGTTTAATCTTCTTACGTTTACATCAGGTGGAAAAAATAAGTTTAATGATTGCGCTTGGCAAATATAGTTTTGACGTTCGCCAGCCAAGTCAACCAACCACGCTTGATCAATCTCAATGGCCGTCTTAAATATATTTTTTTCTTGTGCGTTGAGGAAGTCGAGCGCATCGACAGATCCTCTACTAGAAATAATAGTCTTCCAAACATCTTTAGTATTCTTACCTTTCTCTTCTAATAATTTTTCTAAGTATTTATTCTTAACTAAGAACGAACCGCTCATAGTTTTTTGAGTGAAAGCGTTAGCACGTAATGGTTCTATACTAGGTGATACGCCTCCGCATATGATAGAACTACTAGCGTTTGGTGCAATGGCTAGCATATGTGCAAACCTTTTACCACTACCTTTCATATCCTCTGGTTCTCCTCTCACTTTACCAAGAGCAAAGTTTGATTCTAAAGCTTTATCATATATGTGTTTAAATATATTCTTATTAATATCATAAGACATAGGACTGTTAAATCCTACACCTTTACGCTGTAAATAAGAATGAAATCCCATAGCCCCTAGACCTACTGACCGCTCTGCTTTTGCAGAAGCTACTGCTCTCCACAAATGAGCGGGGGCATGTTTAATAAAGTAAGTTAATACATTATCTAACATACGCATAAGATCATCAATAAAATGTGTATCGTCTTTCCATTCATCATAGTATTCTAAATTTACACTAGACAAACAACACACTGCAGTACGATCTGGATTAGTAGGTAAAGTAATTTCACTACACAGATTTGAATGATGTACCTTTAATCCTTTTGCTTTTAATTCTTTTGGTAATCCTTTATTAACTGTATCACTAAACATAATGTAAGGTTCACCAGTTGATACTCTTGTCTCTAATATTTTAATCCATAGTTGTCTAGCTTTTATTTCTCTTATAACTTTTTTATTATGAGGATCAATGAGTTTCCACATTTCATCTTTCTCTAATGCTCTCATAAATTTATCGGATACATTTATCCCATGATGTAGATTAAGATTCTTTCTATTAACATCGCCACCACTAGGCTTTCTCATTTCTATGAACTCTATAATTTCTGGATGTGATATGTCCATATAGCTGGCATAGCTCCCGCGTCTTGTTGCCCCCTGGTTAAACGCAACCATTTGGCTATCAACTACATGCATGAAAGGTATAACTCCAGTAGTCTTATTACCTTTACTTGTTGATTGATCCTGCGACCTTATGTCGCCCCAGTACCCACCAATACCACCACCTGAACTTGATAGCCAAATATTTTCTGCATAATGTTCTGACAATCCTTCACGAGAATCAGGTACATAATTTAAGAAGCATGAGATAGGAAGCCCTCTGTCTGTACCACCATTAGATAATATGGGAGTAGCAAACATAAACCATAGCTTCGATGAGTAATCATACAACCTTTTCGCATGGGCATCTGAGTCTGCGAAAGCTGCGGCAGCTCTAGCAAATGCTTCCTGGGGTGATTTCTCTGTGGGTAACATGTATCTGTCTCGAAGAACTTCTTTACCGAAGTCTGTCAAAAGATTGTCGCGTTCGACATCTATCTGTGGTTTATTTATCATCGTAATTCCTATCTGTGTTGTGTGAAAGTCTGTAGTATATCATATAATTTGCCTGCTGTCCACATGTATTAACCTAAGTTACGTAAAAATAATGTAGAGTATTCAAACTTTTTCTCTTGACAAAACAAATCATCAACTGTATCTATCAAATCTAACTTCAACTCCTTATTTAAATTCTTTACCACTTGGACTAAGCGTATCTCAGTCTGTGGATAAATCCTCTCAAGCACAGGACGGTACATATAATTCAACTGAACCCATGCTTTCTTGGTAGCTTTTAATTTACATTCGAGGACGAGGATAAACTTACGATCCTTATCTGGCAGGACTATGATGTCGGGTTGACACCAGCCTAGTCCCCGTCTGTCCTCGAACTCATACCATTGCCCATGTAAAACTTTGTCTCCATACAAAGCCTTCATATAATTGGCAATACGGTTTTCATAGATGAGACCTGCCCTCTGTACGCCCCTGATTCGTGGAGAGGATATGAATCCTGGGCGATCATCGAGGGCTTTGGCCCATCGTAGACCTCTAATTATATTCCGTCTTTTCTGCATAGGAATACCAATTCAGATTCAACACGGATATAACCAGAGTCTTCCATCGCTTGGATGTACTGTGGGATTTCTCCCGGCGACATTATCTTGGTCAATAATTGCCGTTTAAACAGCTTTAAACGCACGTGAGAGCGGTTATTATTAAACACAGTAGTCTCCAACCAGTCCTTCATGTTATGAGCAATTCTGCCAGTTTTACTCATACCAAAACCTTCCAGTGCCTTAGGCATATCCTTCTCCATATCGAACATAATCTTCTTAGTTCTATCCCAATCACTGCCAGTAATTACTTTAGTCCCTCTACGCGAAGCACTAATAGACATAGCAATCTTTAAGAAATGAGATACCCTACGTTGATTATACTCCAACATGTTGGGATCAGTAGGCACTGGTTCTATGTATTGTTGAAAATCTTTTTCCATTATCTCTTTAGCTTCTGGGTCAACTGTAAATTCACCATGCATTCTAGCTATGAGACTTAAGTCATGTCTTAGATTTTCTACTTTGTCCTCATCAATCTTATCATTATATAAACTTTGTGGTATTTGAGTACCTTCATGGTAGATGGGTAACATCCTGGATAATAGTCCTTGTGAAGCTGCATCCTCTGGTAAGTTATCCACAAATTGTTGAGGTGTAGCACAAGCAATCCAATTAAGACATGGACCTTTAATAAATTGTGATGAACCTGTTTTAATCTGGTGGCTGTATGAATCTTTACTATCCCACATATCTGTTAAGAACATCTGTAAGTATTGTGAAGTTCTATTCATAAATGTACCAAACTCTGAGGTAACTAAAGTTAAAGATGAATCGTAAAACAATTCAGTATTACCTACACGTAAATCTAACCTAGATACTTTCTGCATTTCAACTGCTAATTTTTCTGGTGTAATTCTATCTTGAATAAAATGTAAAGGATAATTTTTTAAACCATACTTAGTTAGACCGCTATTAAATTCTTCATGATCTTCTTCTGTTCCAATAGGTGTAGTCAGTTTAGAAAACACTTTAGAGAACGGCAAGATCAGCGATACAGATTTGTTTCTACCTGGTGGTGCAATCAATACTACAAATATGTTAGGACGTATCTCATAGTTAACCATAGAGAACCAACACTTACGACCGAGTGCTCCCGCAACAGCCGAAATCGCAGTCCATTGAGAAAACTTATCTGGAATAGGTGTCCCTTTAGTTATATCTAAACAACCATTTATAAAGTCTGTTGTCTTACGCATTCGCTCCCCACTTCTTTAAGTTTTTCCAGGAATCTCCTACCTCTGCGTCAGAAGGTATCACCATAGTTCTACCTTTAACTTCAACAGGATTTTCCAAACAACCAATTACTTTTGGTATTAAATAATCTACTTTATTAATAGGACATTGACCTAACACTGCGTCATGTACTTGTCCCAGTATTTCCACACCTTCATCAAACAATTCTTTCCATACTCTATATAATCCTAAGTTCAATAAGTCACCGATTGTAGATTGTGGAAGATAAGCAATAGCTTTTCTTGCATAGTGTTCATCATCTAGTCTACCCCAGAATTGTCTGCGTCTACCGAATGGTGTAATAAGATTACCTGTTGTCTGTAATTCTTTTATAACTTCTGTATGCCAAGTTCTTATACCAGGGAATGCCCCCTTCACACGCACAAGCTGCTGGCTTCCACTACCTATGACTTCTCCTATCTCTATAAGTTCTTCAAAGCCACCACGTTTATCTTGTTTGTGCCAACGTTCAAGAGAAGCAAGAGGAACCACACCACCAAAATATAATAACTGGAATCTTGTAGCATGTGCTACTTTAATTTTAGTATGACGTGCTACTGTATTAGCAGACGCTCCATAGTTTGTACCATGACCTGCTCGTTTACATACATCACGATAAGAAAAGTTTCCATAATAAGGTTGCTCTGCTAGTGCTCGATTCTGTGCGTTGTCTTCTGTCCAACCCATGTTAGGCCAAACCATTTTAGCTACCTCAGTGTGCAGGTCTGATGATTCAACGGCGTTTATATAACCTTCGTCACCTGACAGGTAAGCAGTTGCCCTAGATTCTGCAGCTTGTAAGTCTGCGTAAAACATGACACGTCCTCTGTCTGGTATGAACATAGCCCGCAAGTCCTTTGTAATATTCTGTAAGTTTGTACCTGTACCCCAAGGACTTTCAGATGAAGACCATCTACCTGTTTCTGTGCCTGCCACATTATATGAACAACGTATACGTCCATCAGAATCTCTCTTTGCTTTCAACACAGATAATTGTTTATCAATATCACGTAAGGTAATAATAGTTTTACAGAAAGGACGAGCACGAGGATACTCTTCTATCATATGTTCAAGTGCTTCTCTGTCTGTTGATATCTTTTGTTTACCTTTCTCATATTTAATTTGTACTGGAAGATTTAAATACTCGTACAACATAGCCTTTAATTGTACTGGACTGTTATGATTTAAGTCCTTGTCCCAAACTGCGTTCGCGAAAAGGTTGAGCATTCTCTCTAGCTTTAATCTTTTCTTTTGTAAGGGGGCACGTATCATAGTAACTGCCCTCTCATCTACACGTAACCCACGCAATACCATTGATATGGCTGGACCTAAAGAGTTACGTTCAAACTCGTATGTATTTTTTGTATTGTTATCTAGTTGAGGAGAAAGTTTACCCCATATCTCTGTGGTTAAATTACAATCTAACCCACAATAAACCCACAGTACTTGTTCTGAATTAAGTTTTAAATCCTTAATCTCTGTGTTCTTTATTATCCTCGCCATCTAATCTCTCCTGTATTTCTCTCGCTATTGCCATGTAGGCTGATGCATCCAGGTATGTGTCCTCTGTTCTGGATCCTTGCTTCAGTCTAGCTATCTTTAATAAGCACATCATGACTGCTACATCATGAGGGCTGACAGTCGTATCTAAATACGCTGTCCATAAGTCTGCAATGTTAATGTGATTATGAAGCTTATCTCCATAATCTTTTTGACGGTCACCATTTACTAAGTCACTTGCTTTTCTTAGTAGCTCTGATGACCTCCCTGTTGTTGTCATATTCTCCCTCCTTGTATCGTTCAAATTCTTTTCTTGCACGCATGTGGTCTACCGCAGCTAGATCACACACAAATTTAAAATCGTCATACTTATACTTCAACCACTTCTCTACTTCCTTTTTGTATTTCAATCCCTCTTCTGACTTTCCCGTGTAGGAATAGTCTTGTACTGCCTGATCGAGAACAGCCCTCCATAAATTGTAGTGGTTCTCTATGTCCTTTGAATCCTCTGGCATTGGCTTTACCGAGAATAATTCTGATCGTTTCATTTCTATTCATCTGCTTTGGTACTCTTTGAAAACTTGGCTAGTGTTTTCCAAGCACTCTCATTTGTGTAAATCGAGCCTAAGAAACCTAAACCTTTTTCTTGTTCTGGTTGCAGTGAATGTTGGGCATGCATGGTATCATGTGTGATACCTTTAACTTTTATTTTTTGTTTGTGAGCGAGCCATGATATATCATATAGTTGATTCTGTGCTACCTTTACAATCTCTTCGTCTTCCAGGATCTTACGTACCCACTGCCAGGCCGCTACTTCTTCGGTAGCGTTCCAATAGTTTTGGGTGTCAGTATTCTTATCACGAAAAGGAACTACGATTGCAGTTCGAGGGTTAGGCGCAAAGCCTATACATACGATAGAGCCTTCTGCTGTTTCAATATCAAATGCGAGAGGGTCGTTGTGATTTGCTTTACTAATGTATTTAGTATAGAACGTATCTAAATCTGAGAGAGTAGGTTCAATCCATATCTCTCTTTCTGTATGTTCTAATGTTTTGCTGAGCGATTCGCTTTTAGCTTTGATTAAATCAGAAGCTACGTGAGGTCGCCACTTAAAATTTTTAACGACAGCAACAGGACTATAAGTTGCAAGTACTTTATATGGAGAAGAAAGGAGACTTGTTTGTAGTGTAGCCCCTCTATAAGTACCAACTTTATCTAGACCTGTCACTGCCCACAAAGATAATGAACCCATTGCGATAATGATATTTGGATTGGCTTCTTCTATTTCTTTGTGTAACCGTTGTATGTCTTGCTCGTACTCTTGTTTAAGATAACCCTCTTTAGTAGGACTGAATTGTGATCGCCACTCGGTTGTCTTACACAAGCGTTTGTATTCGTTTCGTTTGTGGAAAAAATGTTGTGCTGTATTTTGATGGGGCTTTAATTGTATAGCATGGGTGAGTAAACAATCGTCGAGAGTAATACCTGCAATGTCACATAGTTCAGTGAATACTTTTCCCGTGCCCCCTTGCAGAATCGTATTCGCTATTGCTTCTTTGTTGGTAGGATACTCAAAAACAAATGCTATCTTGCAACCATCGGCTGATGATGGTGTGCGTGATGGCACTCGCTTATTGACTGCGTACTCACCCATTAGAACTACTTCTTAATTATACGTTTGATGGACGCTTGAAGTATGTCCTTGTTTCTGCCAACCATTTCATGCTTGACAATTCCACTGAAGGATTGACCGATAGATTGCTCTAGCAATTCACCGAAAGATGAACCATCATCCATCTCTAATCCTTTAGTAAGGAATGCTTTTAATGACAACGCAGGATTGTTTTGTTGCATTGCCTTTGGCGTAGCCCAGAACTCAATACGAGTTGGCTCGGCATTTACCAAATCCGATTCTCCCAAATCAGATTGAATCACACCAACTGCCTTACAGTTGATACGAACTAATGGTGTTTGATTTTCTCCCACCTTATCCGAACGATAAGAAGTGATAGTAAAATCGTAGCTACCCTCTGGTAAAGTTACCGACTCTGGTACTTCACTAGGGGTCATCGATAAAAAGTCATTAACATCTGACATTATTTGCCTCCTTTATTTGTTAATTTACTTTGAGCATTTTTCTGCACAGCCTCAAATAACTTAGCTAAATTTAGCTCAGCATTTGTTTCAACCAGGGATGGAGCTGTAATCTTAAGATCCATCTTGTGATCTGATACTGTTCTGAGGGTACGCTCTGTGCCCTTACTGGAAGACCGTGTGTCGATCCTACATACACAGTTAAAGTATCTACCTAGTTTAGTAGATAGCTTTGAACCTACACTTGTAGGGTATGCTTTAGATACACCTAAGTCTCCCTCCATGTATTGCATGTGAGTAGTAACCACTACATTACATGGTACTTCTGAACCCGTTATGTATTGTACAATATGTTGTACATCACGTGCCGCAGTTCCCCACTCTGGCTGACTTGGTTGGTCAGTTGGTTTCTTGTTATTGAAAACCAAGGCACCACGTAACGCAGCTTCTCCCATCAGGGTTAAGCTATCAATAACGAGTACGTCTTTGCTAGTCCAGTTCTTAACTGAACCAAAGTCTTCGTCGCCATCTTTCCAGTTGGTAATCATTTGAACACCTTTTCTAAAAGCATTCGCTTGACCTAGACCATCACGCAGTGTAACGTAAGATACGTTCTTAACTGCGTTCTCATCTAAGAACTCTGGTAAGATGGATAGTCCATCATCGAAATCTAGTATGCGTAAGTTATAACCTGCATTGGCAAGTGAGGCAAGTGCTGATGTTTTACCTGCCCCACTGTCACCTACGAGCAATAACTTTGTATACTCTGTCGATTTATGTTTGCTAATGTTTGCCATATTTGTCTCCTGTAAAGTATGTATTGTAGCATGAATTTAAATTCGTGTCAATCTTTTTTTTGTTCCTCCAACAAAACTTTGCCCAATGCGTATATCATAAATGCAATGAACACGTTAGATAACAGTATTAAAATCAACAAAATGTTGGTTACCGTAATCATAATATTATTGAAAAGAATAAGTTTAATACTAACAACACAGCTATTATATTTAATAATGAACTTGTATTGTTATACCACTTCTTAGGTGGGGTGTATTGTTTTTCTCTATACTGCTTTGTCATATGCCTCCTTCAAATCTGGGTGTGGTTCTTTATCAAAGTCATTGTCCAGGAATATATCTCTCCGAGACGGTGATGCCGAACACACTTCTTTAAATCTACAACCACCATAGTTGTTACATGCAGTAAAATCCGCAGGATAATACTGCTTGTTAAAATAATTAGTTGATACATCTAATGTATGCATTGCGTCTTTGTACCACTCCATTATTAAATCAGTTGGTACATTGTACACACTTCGATCAAACCTAGTAAAGTGAACGCCAGTTTGCACTGCGTCAATAATAAATCCTGCAACATCTAAACCTAGAACTTCTCGCGCTGCCCAGATGTATGAGAATACCTGGTTGTTAGGCATGAAGTTACTAAAGTAATTAGAGTTAAGTGTACTCTTTGTAGTCTTTACATCACACAGATATAACTTGCCATCAAGTTGAACTATCTTATCAATACGACCAGAGAATCTATACTCTCCATTACCAAAGGGAACTTCAAACCTTTGCTCAAGACATGGCGAACCATCTGGCATGGTTGCTATCTCAAACAAATCATCCCAGTATTCCTCTGCTCTCCATACTATTGCACGAAGAACAGAGGTCAGTCCTCTTGCCTTATCTTCTGATAGGTTAAGTGCCTCGCCAAATTCCAGGAGAACATACTTGATAGCTGCGACAACAGCTTCTTCTTTACTTGCCCCCTTGAATTTCTCTGCGTCAAGGACCTCAAATCCTTCGTGCACAGCCGAACCAAATCCAGTTGCCATGCCATAAGTCTTTGACTTGTACCCCTGCAAGTTAGAGTAATTGTATAGTCGGGGGCATGAAAGGAATGATGATAGACTTGATGTATCCCATATCTTTTGAATAGGTCTACCATCTTGTAATACAAACTTCTTTAGTCTATCTGGTTGTTCCATTATGTCTCCTTTACTAACATGTCTAACACATTAGTTTCAAATTGTTTTGGTTTAGTTCTAGCGGCTTTGCTGGTGATACGTTTACCTGCAGCCTCTGTTGCTCTGATGTTTTCCCTGGTAGCTTTAAGATACTCAACAATTTTATTTATGTCTTCATCACTTTCAGCTAAATCCAATGGGTCTTTCTCTAATAAGTCAACAGGTATTTCTAATTCATCAGTCATTACTCTCTCCTAATTTTGTAAAGCTAGGTTCTGTTTGTCCAGGTATTGGCATCACAGCCCGCAGCTCAGCGTCAGGTATCACTACCAAACCTTCTTGTATTTTATCATGGGGTTCTTTTAAAACATATTGTCTTCGTTGTTTATCCCAATCTATATTTACTTTCTTGAAAAGTTCTTCGGCTTTGTCTTTACTCTCAGCCTCAACTGTCCAATGTTGCACATACATATGCGAAGTCACTACATCATATTTCATATCGTCTCCTTTATTTATTATTTAATACTATCACAGTTAGAAAAAATGTCAAGCTAAAAATACATTACAATTCCAACTGTAAATATAAACATGGCTACTGCATTAAGTGTAAGCAATGCTCTGTCATGCCACATCCAACCTACAATAAACCAACCAGTCACTCCAAACAAATGAAAGAACAAGTTGATTGGTGTATACTCTACTGCTGTTAACACCATGCCAATCAGCATGACGACACTGGCAGTCCACTTGACATACCAGGAAGGACCGTGGCCCGGCGTAACCTTCTTAAAATTTTGGTTCATACTCGTGCCCCCTTTCATTTAGTTCTTTGTAATATTCATATAACTTTTTAAATTCATGGTATGCTCTCCACCTACCCTCGAACTCAGCGTTATACATTTCATCTTCCCAATGTTTCATTTTAGTTGGTACATGTTCTATTCTCTCACTCATATTCTCTCCTAATGTATTGTTGGTTTAACTAGATTGCCATTCTTCAGCCAATCTACTTCGTCTATGTCTGCGTCTTGCATATATGCCTCAATGAGTGGACCTTTCTCAATTAAGTTTGATACCGTTGCAGCAAACATGTGAAGAACCTGGGTGCTACCAGTTCTCATTAAGAACATGCGTAAAGATAACTCAAGCATTGCTCCATTGATTACATCAACCCCATGTTTCTTACTTAGTGCTACGATAGGTTCTTTCATTTCATCAATACACTCGCCTACCTTTTTGTCATAATCTTTTTGTTTCTTCATAATACCTCTCCATCATCAGTCGTTAAGACCAATGGTTTTCGTTCAAGTGATGAAGTAATTATTACCCCATCATCAGTTGTTTGTATTGACAGATGAGCATACTTGTTCTCATCTACCACATCATTGTCTTTCATCTGTAAAGTAAATGCCTTTACAAATCTATACATTCGCATACGCAAAGCGAAAGGATTGTCATGCTTAATCTCTACATGAGGTTCCTCTCGCTCGGTATCGTCTAGATATTTTACTGCCTTATCTAAGGCGTCTGAAATATCTGTCCACTGCAATAGGTTCTGCGTCTTCGGATTCCAACCCATTTATTTCCTCCTGTTTATATTCATAATCGTCGTGGTCTAGATTTACATCATCTAAATCAAACGACTTCTGTCTTGTTGGTGTTATGGAATATCCATCCATAACAAAATCACCATCAGTCATAACATCATCATCAAGTTCCCACTCTCTCTTGTATGCCTTGCGACTTTGTTTTACTCGTGGTTTATACTTTGGCGACATCAAATCCTTCGCCATTGGATTATTCTTTTTTGTCATTGTTACTCCTCTTGGATAAGAACAACCACATTGTGAATACAAACACCAACAATGTGATAATGTTCGGTTGAAAAAAGAAACTTATTGAACCTGCTATCAACAATCCATAGATTGAAATCCAAGCAAGTATTCCTCCTAGTGTTGCCATTCTACATATCCTTTCTCTCTTTTAATATTTCTATCACTTGACCCCGCTTTGTACATTGCGTCAGTATGTTGTTCTGCTACTGCATTAACAAACATTAAAGCATTTGTCAAGTTACCTTGTTCATTAATTATATCGACAACCATTGGTGTGTATTCCGCATTGGTTTCCATACGATTAATCATATCCATACCAGATAAATCTACCTCATACAGATGTCCTTTGATGGACTTACCCTCTTTGTATTTACGAAAGACAATGGGAAAAGCATTTTGATAATCAATCATATCAAACACTGAGTGTAATGTAAAGTATTCACCCAGGTAATCAGCATCTCCCACCATGCCTTCCAGTCTGCCCCCTTTTTTAAGTGTGCCATATGTAAATAATCTAGTCCGATAAGGGTTGTGGTCGTATTCCTTTTGGGTCAATCCTACCTCCTTCTAAATGTTGTATCTCTACAATGTTTACTTTAGGGATAACAACACCCCCACCACCAGTCTTGCACTCCTCATCATAAGATGATATGGTTACAATCTGGTCACCAAAGTCTTGGATAATCCACCCAACAGTTTCAACTGTGCGTAGTTGTTGCTGTCGTAGTTCAGATAAATCTTGCCATGAATTATCATCAGACATTGCGTCTAACCATTTTACTTTTACTAAGTCGTATATCATTTTTTACCTTTCTTGTCAAGCAATTCCCTGACCTTAGTTTTAAAATCAACTACATTACCAGGAAAGTTTACCTGCGGGTCAAGCTGCACACCTTCCTGGTTTTGTAAGTCTTTCTCCTTGACAACATATGACCCCTCATCAGACCACATCTTGTCTATCTGCACTCCCTTATTGTTGAGAACATCTTGCCATGCTTGTTCTTTACCAGTAGATTCTACTTCGTATTGACACTGCAAGGTCTCCCATGTTGTTACAATATATTTCATACAAACACCTTTGTTATCCACATAAATAGTAAAACTATTATTGCAAATGCCCCCAAGGAAATCACAAGCGACAACATATTAATTGTGAAGTCGGTCATGATTTCCCATTGTCTATCTTCTTCTTTCTTATCTTTCTTCATATTCTCTGTTTATCCTTTCTTCCATTGCGTTGATATGTTCTTGTCGTTCTGACAATGCGTTAGCAACCATGTCACCAATATCCAGGAATATTTCATCGGGCCTCGCAGCTGGTGATGCAGCTGAGCTGCGTTCCATTTCCTGGACTTTCTTTAGTGTCCATTGATTCTTCTTCTTAATTTTCTCATGCTCGACAGATAACTTTGGGTCGTAGGTAAACAACACTCGTCTACCTACCTTGCTCACTCTTACAAAGTAAGGGTTGTTAGTTCCCAAAGAATTACGAACCCACCTAGACCACCTCTTCTTATGGTCTTTGGCGTTGTTAGAATAACGAAGTCGGTAGTATCTAGGTATGCCATCAGATAATGTCGGTTCGATAAATGTCTCAACTATATCTGTTCCATACTCCACGCACTCTTCATCTACTATGTTGCCATCATCATCATAGTATGGTTCATATCTCGGCGAATCATACCTCAGTTGGATTGCGTTAGTTGGTATAAGTGGATTCATAATTGTCTCCCATTAGTCTCTCTTGTTAAATGTGTAGTATACCTCATGTAATGCTACACTTACCCAATAAAATGTGGGTAAAGAAATAAATCCTAGTACATAAATTAAAAATAACTCTAGCATAATTTTCTCCTCTCGTCAATAGTTTTCTCGAATAACATCGAAAAAGTATCGGTATTACTCAATGGTTACCATTTTTCTAGGGAACGCACACCCCTCTAATAAACGATTTAAAATATAATAATAATTTATTATATACTATATCTAGTATTAGAGTAAGGTATACTATACATACAGACTATGTATCCCTATCACATAATAATAGTGACCCTCGTGTAATACCGATTGTTATTCGGGTTTATTCGCTTACCTGGATTATCCAGGATTAAGCTGCATAACGGGCTTGAACTACCTGTTTCCAAGATGGTTCTATTTTGTTATGCCAATCACTCCATGTCCTTACAGATTGCTCACTATCAAACAATACATGCATGTGTGAGGCTGTTGAGTATTCTATCCTCAATGCTTTCACATCACAAGGTATGAAGTAACTACTTTCGCCATGCTCTCTCAGTGCTGGGAAAGTTCTGTGGCTGATTACATTTCCGATACCACTTCTGCCAAGTGGTGTGGTTGCGTCACCCAACAAACCATTTTCCTCGTAATACTTCCTCATTAAAGGGAAGTGTGAGTAGAATTTCTCGCCATACTTAGACCATAGTCTGCGTGTGCTGTGAGGTATCTTGTTTGTATCTTCATACAAATCATTCCACTCACTATCGTTTATCTCAGTTCCTTTGATTGCTATACCATAGTCTGCCCCCTTTCCCAGATGGGCTAACTTGACAGGGCTGAAAGGTTTTCGGCGGAACGAAGTTTCTACTTTGAAAGGGTGTGTAACTATTCCAAAGGTTACGTCTTTCAGTAGCACTGCGTAGTGGATAGGTTTCCAAGTGGTGAGTTGTGAACCTCCATTCCTGGGCTTTTCACACTCCCAAGTTCCTTTCTCAAAGTTTCTAAAGATAATCATTACTTACCTACTTTCTTGTTGCCATCATAGATGATGTCATATACCCACTCGGCTGTTCCCATAGGGTTTTCTGATACAGTATCAAACACTTCCTCTTGTGTCATGCCATACCAATCATCATCAGTAATACTTGACCCATTGACCATGACATCTTTCTTGTCCTCGTTCAATGGTTTCTCATGTATGCGTCTTGCTGACCTAGTGACTTCGGTCTTAGTTACAGGGAAATCATTTGCCCCATAGCCATAGCCATAGTTACCATACCATGTGTCCTCATCTTCATAATCCCACTTGCTTGTATTCTTTTCCATACTATCTGTATCTGCGTTATACTTATAGTCTCTGGTCAAAGCATAGTTGCCTGTGGGTTGTAATGAGTATGTGTTAGACAGCCACATATCATCTGTAGTCTTGCCCTCTTGCTCATTGATGATTGTAAACTCTTCTGTCTTAGAATCCAGGAATAAGAGTTTGTCGCTGCCAATCATGTCGGCAATCATTTCTTGCCAATCTGGGTTGTATAACAACTCTGGTTCATTAGCAAGTTGTGGTTTCAATATCCACTTGACAAACTGATGAGTATCAGATTTGCCCTTGTCAATCATAGGTGTGGGTAATTGTGGACCATTGTGCATAAGCCATACATCCCTAGAATGCTCGTCTTTAGATAACACTTGGAAAGGGTGGCTCATAGCCTTGTTAGATTCTCCATTGGTGTTGAATCTAAAGTGAACACCGATAGGTAAATCTAAATCCTTGTAGCTATCCCATATTTTTTGGATAGACTTGTATGACTTTGGCTTACCAATTTTTTGGACATGGACTTTACCCTTGTTGGCAAACATAAGTCCAAAGCCATCATCATTGTTTAAGTATGCACAGTTCATCATAGTATCACTGATAATCTGTGGCTTTTTTGCTTGTATAATTAAGCACATAATATTACTCCTTTTCAGTTAAGCAATTTCTCTTAGATTGCTCTGCTCATCAGACCAATCAACTTTTCTTGAGGGCTTACCCATGCAATAACTCTTGCGTGTTAGCCACCCATAGAAAACTGGGTATTGACTTCTTATGTTTGGTTGTTCCATGTATTCTAAGAAGTCCGCATATTGTAATTTTGATATACTCGTTTGTTTTACAAAGTGAACTAATGCGTCAACAAATTCCAGGACTCTGAAGAATCCTAGCTTTGATAGATTACTCTTGAATATTCTCAACTCAATAGTATTTCTATGACTTGTATTCACAGCACTATATTTCTCAGAACTTTGCACACAATCCATAATTTTCTTTGGACTTTTCTTTGCCCAAGATTCTGCATTACGACCAGCGATATGATTTACAAATGACTCGTTCTTGGTATCATTTATGAATACCAATATCTTGCCAACATCTAATTGTCTCAATGCTGACCTAGATATGTGTATGTGCATACCTGCTGTATCAGTAGACCAACCTTTTAAATCTCTAATATGACTACCCTTGAAAAACTTTTCCCAATACAATCTATGTGCATTGATAGTTCCTGGGCAGCTGACAATCTCAAATCCATTTGATAAACTTCCATCAGATTTCAGTAATGCAAACTTACACTCATCATATTCAAAGTTTCTCAATACACCACTTGCTGTGTCTTCAGTAGCACTTGTGCGTTTCTCTACTTCCAACTCAACACCATAGTATGCGGTGTCTGGTAATACTCTCTCATTTGGTGCTGTGGTATGTGTCAAATCTCTCATCACATTATAATCATAAGGCAACACACCCTCGTCACTCTCTTCATCATAATGTTCCTCATCATCTGCGTCCTCGTAATGCACATAAGTATCTCTATATTCTGAATAGGTATATTCATCATCAATACAAGTCTGACAAATTGCGTCTTCATCATAAGCTATTCTCATATCATCAGCATATTCTAATGAATTACAATTACGACAATTCTCAAAAGAATATTCATCAATATCTAAAACTTTACACCATGCGTTTAAGTCATCTTCAAAACTCAATAACTTATTCATAGAGTTTATATCAAGACTACCTCTATTATATCTAACATCTTTTATTTCTTCATACAAAGTTTTTTCTGTATGAGCTGAAACAAAAGTGTTTCTTAAATCTGTTAATATGGTCATTTGCTACCCCACTTGTTTAGCAATTCATTAGTTATTGCTTGTTCCTCATGAACAGTCAATTCATCTACATCAGAGTCCAGGATTTGTTCCTGCAACATTTCCTGTTGTTCTAAAACCCAGTCTGTAAAACTCATTTTTGTATTATACTTTTTCTTTGTGTCAGAATTATGTTTCATTTTTAATTCCCTCAATCAAAATATTACTTACATCAAATGTGACCATCACATTATCTGTCAATATATGATAACCAACTTGACGATTACATATATCAATAATTGGTCGCTCATAACTTCCATTTACTTTATTCGTTCCATGCTCATTAAATTCTAGCATGATACAATTAGTAGCATATCTTATATTAAACCTCTTATCTTTTTTGAAGTCATGGTCATTAAGTCTTTTACCCTCCAACCATATTCTTCTGTTATCTCTATGCGTTCCAAGTTTATATTTATATTGTATTACCATATATACCTACCTCGATATATTCTCTAAATTTCTGCTCATCAAATCGCTTATTCGACTCTTT